TAATCTAGAAGCGAACTTTATAATTGAAGAACCTTTAATATTTAATGACGGTCCAAGCATAGGATTTGGTGGAGGACAACTTAACACCTTTAAGGGCTTTGAAAGACACGAAGAACCGTTTAATGCTACTATTACCTTGTCTGAGGATACGACCTATGCTGCATTGTTTTCATCATTTTCTCCAGATGCTACAGGTAGTATGCAGGTAAGACTTACAGCACCAGGACAAATTAGAAGTGCTGATCTGGTAGCCATACCAGAAGTAAAAGATACTGGACTTTGGATCGCACTAATCATAGGATTTTTTGTAGCATTTAGCTACTTTAAAATAAGAAACGATATATAATAACAACAACTAAAGGAAAGATAATATTATGCCAATGGGAAAAGGAACATATGGAAGTAAGGTAGGTCGTCCATCTAAAGCTGCTAAGGCTAAAGGGATGAAGAAAATGGCCATGAAGAAGAAGAAGAAGTAATGCCATTTAGCAAATACAGTCCAAAACAAAAGAAGTTAGCTAGGGTTGCACCCCCTCGTAATAAAATTACTGGGGCTGATTTTAAAGTATTAAGGAGTAGAAATGCACAGAAAAATACTAACCGTCGCAAGAAAACTTGAGAAGGCTTCTAAGGCTCACGCTGGACAAGCGAAGCTACTCAAATCACTTGTAAAAAATGGCAAAGAAAAAAGCAAAAAGCGGAGGTAAGATATGTCCCGAAGGTAAGGCTTGGGCGAGACGGACGTTTGACACGTATCCGTCCGCTTACGCTAACCTTGCTGCGTCTAAGTATTGCAAGGACCCTAACTATGCAAAGAAGGCCAAAGGCGGTAGACGAAAGGGTAGATAATGGCATCCAAAAGGATTCCTAGAAAAAGACCAGACGGAAGTGTTAGACCTAAGTCTAAGCATTCTGATTTGTATACGGATGAAAATCCAAAAGGTACAATCAAAGGTTTAGGATTCAAAGATGTAAAGACAGCTAAATCTAGCATAAATAAAATAAAAAGATCAGGTAGGACTCACGCACACAAGATACAGGCAGCAATAGCAATGGAACAACGAGCAAAGGTAATGAAGAAGACTGGACCTGCTAGAGTGTATAGAACCTATATTAACAGCATCAAGAAATCATAATGGCTCAACTAAAACAATGGCTCAAGCAGAACTGGGTAAGGATAGGAACGGATGGATCGATTAAAGGCCCTTGCGGAACGTCGAAAGATAAGAAAAACCCTGACCGTTGCTTGCCTAAAAGAAAGGCTCTCAGCCTCACGAAAGCGGAGAGAGCAGCAACTGCTAGAAAGAAAAAGAAAGCAGGAGCCAGAGGAAAAACAGTCGTAGCCAACACACCTAGAGCAAAGGTAAGAAGCTAATGAGGAAAGAACACAAAAGCAAAAAGGGAGGACTAACTGCTGCTGGACGTGCTTATTTTAAGCGCAAGACAGGTGCTAACCTCAAGCCCCCTGTTACCGAAAAGAATCCAAAGGGTAAAAGACTTGCTCGGAAGAAATCATTCTGTGCTAGAATGGCAGGAGTCAAGGGTCCAATGAAGGACAAGAAAGGTAGACCAACACGAAAGGCACTAGCCTTGAAGCGTTGGAGATGTTAATAAATGCAAGAGTACAGGTCATATGCTAGCCTTGATGACCGCATCCTTCTGGACGGGGATGTAGGCTTTGTTGGGTTCAATAATAGACTTCGACCTGATCAGTTACGAGGCGGGGTGCTGGCTGATGCCCAGAACGTCCGCTTTGATCGCAATGGTGAAGCACAGGTTCGCAAAGGCATTAAGGTTATAGAGGCTCCGTTTGCCGTAGGTGGAAATGTGCTTCGCCTTCCTACTGAGGCAGAAATCGGTAACGGAAGTACAGCGATGCTTCCTACGACCATAGAGTCAGCTACCTTAGTTGGTGCTGATAATCAAGCCAATATTATCATTAATGACCCAGCAGTTGAAGCAGGACATACGTTTGCAGCAGACGATGTTGTAGCTGTAGAGGGTCTTGGCTTTTCTACGGTTGACCCTAATTCCGTTCCCCCTACAAGTGATCCATTAGTAATTACCTCATTAAAAACTTTAGTATCCGTGACTGACAACGGAGATACGAAGACATTGAAATACGCACTGACGGGTGCTAACGAAACTTACACAACTCCAATTGTCCTTCCGCAAACATTACCATTTACGTTAAATACCAATACGCCACAGGCCATTATTGGGTTCAATATGGTTCTTGACCAAGGGTCAGTCACCGAGGTCTATGCAAGTACTGAGTTCAGTGACCCCAATGAAGACGCAAGTCAATACATACTTATTGCCTCGAACCTTAAGGTTGTTGCTAAGAACCTTGCAACGAACACAACTGTAGACATTGCTTACTCACCAGGCGAAACTGTGCCACCTGAATCATCAATGCTGCAAGCTTTTAACAAAGTGTTTATCTTCCGTAAGGGTCAAGTTGCCTTGGAGTGGGATGGTTCATTTAGCACAATTACAGCAGGAAGCTTTGTTGTTAACAGGACTTATACAATTACCGCAGTGGGAAGTACAGACTTTACTGCTATTGGTGCTTCTGCAAATACAATAGGCGTTACGTTTACTGCTACGGGTGTAGGATCAGGCACTGGCACGGCTACATCAGCATTCTCTAAAGTTAAAAGCGGCACGTTTACACAGCCAACAGTATTGAGTCCCAGTGGATTTACGATTACAAACGGACTGGCTACTGCTACTGTGAGCAATACTCTTTCCGCTGGCGACCAAGTTATTCTTGTAACGGCTGGTGGAAGTACATTGACTGCTGGTAATCAATTTACTGTTTCAGAGGCAAGCTCTTCAGCTTTTAAGTTTTTTGTAGATTCAGCAGATGTAAGTAATCAAACCAATGTTGAGTTCACCCAAAAGGTATCCGTAGGTCTTGGGTTTACCCATATGCCAGCCCCAGAGTTTGCCGTGTATCATCAACGTAGGTTGGTCATGCCATTTCAGTTCTCGGTCAATGCAAGTGCGAACACATATACATCAAGGGGCATTATCGATGAGGTCATCGCGTCCGACATCTTAGACTCCGATACCTACGATCAAATCTACGCTCAGTACAGATTCAACGCAGGTGAAGCTGACTTTACAGTAGGGCTGCACTCTTTCTCTGAGGACAACCTAATGGTGTTCAACCGTAACAGCATTCACCTAATATCCAATACAACATCTCTACAGGCGGCTAGCACAAAACTACTGACCGATGAAATCGGTTGCGTAGCTCGTCAGAGTATCCAGCAGGTCGGCAGTCAAGTTATATTCCTGTCCGATAATGGTGTTTATAGCACTCAGTTCTTTGATGAGTACAATCTACGTGGAACAGAGACACCTCTAAGTGAATCTATTAACGAAACAATCAAACGAATTAACAAGGACCAGCGGAGCCAGGCCGTAGCAGTTTACTTCGACAATCGTTATTTTATTGCTGTGCCTCTTGATGATGCGCTTCGTAATAACGCCATACTTATCTACAACTTTTTAAACAAACAATGGGAGAGTATTGATAGTGTTGATAGCACGGACTGGGACATTAAGAACTTAATAGTCGCTGGTGAAGGAAGCCAGCGGGGTGTTTACGCTATAAATCGATTAGGCGGCATCCACAAGATAGACTCTAGGCTACAAGGCGTTGATTTAATAAACGTAAGCATTGGAGGCTCTGACGAAGCAAAGGATGTTAAGGGAAGCATCACGACTCGTCAGTACACCTTCGGCAACATGAGCAGAAAGAACTGGAAAGAATTCCAGATGCACGTAGAAAGCAGTGCGGACAATGCAAGCAATTTTGACATATCGGCTGAGACTGAAAACCCAGACGGAACGTTTGCCCTAGGAACCCTTAATAGCTTCAACGGTAACGCTAATTTAGCTGCTACGGAGGATGTGTCCATCCGTGGTAGAATAGGTAACCGCAGAGGTCACGGAATACAATTTACAGTAAACAATACACAAGGACGACCAAGAATTAGGTCACTACAAACTCAAGGATCAACTTCATTTAGATCAACACAGAAAGCAGAATAATGGCAAGATTTGTAACAGGCAATACATTTGGAACAACAGATACAGTAACAGCGACTACGCTCAATAATGCTGTAAATAATGCCGCTATATCAACGGACTCCGTAGACGGATCTACAATCGAGTTAAATTCTAATGCGCTTCGATTGAAGGATTCAGGCATAACCACTGCTAAGATTGCTGATAGCTCAAGCAAAACAACTGGTGTAACCTTTGCCAAAATGCAGCACATCAGCACGGCTAAGGTTCTTGGTCGATCTACCGCTGGTGAAGGAGATATAGAGGAAGCATTTGATTTTAAGGATGAAGATGATATGTCATCTGACAGTGCTACTGCACTAGCGTCTCAACAAAGCATTAAAGCTTATGTAGATGCTACTGCGGTATTTACAAAAAGTTTTGTTAGTTCGGACCAAACTTTTCCAAATGATAAGACTCTTATATCTTTAGCTCACTCCTTAGGAGAAGTTCCTAAAATAATACAAGTATTTGCTAAAATAACAACGAGTACAAATGGATATGCAAGTGGAGATTTTATATTAATAAATTCTCGTGATGCGCCAGGAACTGGAAGTTCTTCGCTTTTCTGTACATCAACTCATATAGAATTTATCAAAAACGGGTCACTTAGAGCTTATCACGCTGATGGTACTACTGGAAACGTAACACTGAGCAGTTCTAATTGTTCATTAGTATTTAAAGCATTTGCTTAAAAACTTTTTAAAATTCGTGTAAAAATTTAATAACATGGCAGTAATAACATCAGGTAAAACATTTGCTAACGGCGAACAACTATCGGCTAGTAAGCTCAATCAAGTCATTACGGCGGCAACCTTTAATCAAGCGGATGCTGTAGATGGTAGTACTATCACACTTATTGGCGGTGCTATGGCAGTCCGTGACAGTGGCATTACAAAAGCTAAAATAGAAAATGTAGCTAACATGAAGGTGTTAGGTAATACTTCTGGAAGTGCCGCTGCGCCTCAGGAGGTTGCTATTTTGGATGAGGATACAATGTCAACGGACTCAGCAACCTCACTAGCAACACAACAGAGTATTAAGGCTTTTGTAAGGTCGATGCGACCAAAATTCGTGGCTCTTACAGGAGGGACAACGGATTTAACGAAAACAGATCCATCAAACGGGAGTACAGCAACATATAATATAGCTGACTTTACATCTAGTGATTCTGATTTTGGTACGACTAAAATTACTGGATTGATTGTTGAGGGGCTGACGGCGGCTCAAAGCAATACAAATATGATAGTAGCGAGTCTACCAAGTGGCGCAACAACACAAATATGTAGGGTTTTAGACAGTGACGGATCTGGAGAGGGTACTGTGGCCACTACTACATTTATTCCTATAAATTCGGATACAACTTCAGTTACTTTTACATATACGGTCAATAATACTGTACCTACCCCTCACTGCAGGACCATAATCAAAGGAGCAATTATTCAACCTGGTTTATAGCGGAAATGAACCCCCTCCTTAGTTCAGTTCAAATAGCATTAAAAAATGCTACACAGAAAGAAGCCATTGCTTTTATCAATAAAATTGTAGATTTTTGTATTGAAAACGAGAACGGGAGAGTACTAGAGGGATGGCCAGAGGATCGAATGCAGCTTTTAATTGCTTATCACATGGCGAAGCATACCTTTATTTTTGAGCAGGACGAAGAAGGGAATATTCAAGGTGTCTTTATGTGGTATAATTGCAACGAGGACGACGGCTGGTCATTTGTTCAAAACTGGGAAGCCGATGACCCTGAAGGTAATGCAATCTTTATGGCGTTCTTATTTGCAGACAGTACCGACACCTTCAAACGACTTACACAAAACTTTATTATTAAATGCCCTGAGGTTATGCAAAAGAAACTACTGGGCGTAAGATACAGAAATCAAAAACCTACAAAGGTAGAGTACACACCTAAATTATTTAACAGAATACTAAGCATATAATATTATGGGAGGCAAAGGAAGATCAGCACCACCACCAGAACCGATTGACCCAGGTGAGTCAATGGGCGAATACTTATTCGGTCGAGGGTTTGGCCAATTTAGAGGAATTACTGACCCTCGATTACAGCAACGACTACTTTCTGCAGAGAGGACGTTTCGTCCGCAGTACACTGCACTAGAGCTTGCTGACATAGCAACAATGGCTCGTGGTTTAGGAGAAGAAGAAGTTGAAAATCCTCGATACACTCAAACTCAGGATCGTATTAGTGAATTACAAGCGGAGCTAGCTAGTACTCCAACAAATATTACTACGCAAATAAAGCCAGTTGGCAGGGGATTTACACGGACAGAAGAACGTCCTAATCCAAGACGTGCCGAGCTTGAAAGAGAGATTGCATCCCAGCAACGAACTCTTGAAGGTATATCGCCTACCATAACGCGGAGCAAAACGCCAGGTCTATTTGATTTATTAGAAGAATCATCTGAAAAAGCTTTTGAATTACAGCAAGCTCAACTACGAGATCAACGTGAAGCCGACGTAAGGGCGTTAGAAGACTTTGCACCACGTGCTGTAGAGGCTTACCGTGCCGCTGATCCTGCTAGCACAGCAATAGCAGAGCAAATGTCTCGCAGGGCTATGGGTCAACTGACTCCAGAAGAAGAACGCAACATACAACAAAGGTCTAGACAGGCAAGTCTAGCTAGAGGCCGCATTGGCGACTCATCGTCTCTAGCAGCAGAAGCACTTGGTCGCTCGACTTACACAGCGCAGTTTGCGCCTCAAGCTTTTGCAATGAATCGTCAGCTAGCTGGTGACTTAGGTAGTACCCTTCTTGGCCGTCCTTCAGCTGCTATTGGTCTAGGTGGTCAAGTCCTAGGAGCAGCGCAAGCAGGTGCAGCACAACCCGTAGGACCTCAGCTATTCGATCCTAATGTAGGTATTAATCTAGCCTTGCAACAGCGTGGACAGGATGTTACGTATCAGGGTATGATGGCTCAGGCTGATGCAGCACGGTCTGCTGGTCTGTTAGGTGCTGTTGGACAAATAGGAGCCGCTGCTGTAATGCCAACTCCAACCTGTTGGGTAGCGCGTGAGGTATACGGCATTGAGAATCCTAAGTGGTTACAGTTCCGTTACTGGATGCTGAATGATGCACCAAGCTGGTTCCGTAATCTGTACATAAAGTACGGTGAAAGAATAGCTAATTTCATCTCCAACAAGCCACGTATTAAATCTATCATCCGCAAGTGGATGAATACAAAAATTAAATAGTATGGCATTTCAAGTAGGAACAAGAGTACGCCCAGAACTAGGTAACGCGGACTTCAGCGGCTTTGGAAGGGCTGCAGAGATACAGGCTGCTAGTCTAGCTCAGTTAGGTGCTACCATTGGTGGAGCTATTAACAAATACAGAGTTAATAAACAGAAGAAAGAAGAAGAAAAAATTAGATACGAAACTATTCTTCCTTATATTACACAACAATTCGGCGCAAGCGAAGGTGAAATGATGGCAAAAACCTTCTCTAAGGACCCAGCTACCGCTGCTTCAATATTACAGTTCATTGAACTAATGAATAAAGAGCAGTTTAAACCTAGTGTTGTAGATCTTAATGGCACTAGGCTTATTGAGACGTCGCAAGGGAATTTTGTGCAACCGAGGGCTGAAGCTGATGAACGAACTGCTAGTATGAAAGACTACGATTTTCTTGTAGGCAAAGGTGTACCAGAAGCAGAGGCGCGTGAAATAGCGTTTGACCAGGGTGGAACTAACATTACCGTTGGCGGTGAAGCACCGCTTGGTGACACGATTATTAGACAAACATTGAATCAAGATCAGCAGTATCTCTTAGACAATGTTCAACCCGCTCTTAATTCTATACCCAACCTTCAGTACATGGAAACAATGCTTAGTGCTGTTGGTGAGGAAGGCGAAGTTATTACTGGTAAATTAGCTCCACTTGAAACCTATTTAAAGAGTTTTGCACAAGACCTTGGCCTTGGTGAATTTCCAGATGTTGCTGCTACCGAAGCTTACTTAGCTACTGCTGGTAGGCAAGTTGGACAAGTAATTAAGCTTTTTGGTGCTGGAACAGGTCTGTCGGACGCTGACCGTGACTTCGCACAAGACATTGTTGGTGGTCGACAAGCATTAACTAAAGAGGCGTTACAAAAATTAGTACGTTTTGGTAAAGTAGTCATTGAACACCAAGTTAAAACATTTAATGATCAGATTGAAAGAACTTATACGCCTGAGATTGTAGGTGATGCGGTCAGCAGATTGGCAAAGGCTCGATTATTTACTCCTGATGCAGATACCTTGTTTGATTATGATACAACAGGAAGTGGTGTTGATGCAACTGGAGCAAGCCTCGGAAAACCAAATGATGCAGATGTGGTAGATGAGGCTGAAAGAGTTCTAAGGAACCTCAATATGTAAGATATATGGCTACCGAACAACAAATAGCCAGAGACATTTTAGACCTTAAGACACTTCGTGATGAAGCTCTGCAGTCTAACGATCAAAAATCACTTGGTAACATAGATGCACAGATAAAAGCAAAAGCTCTTCAACTTCGTGAATTACGATCTCAATCAGCTACAGCATCTCCTGATGCCATTAGTGATTCTGTTGATAGACAAGCTCAAGCTGTTGAATACTTGCATACAGGCGCATATAAAGTTCCTAGATCTGAAAAACGCTTGATGGGTTCGGAATTCGAGATGCCTAAAGAGGGTTTAACATCGCAACAAGTTGAAAGTCTAGAAAAATCTCGTGTTTTACAAGCGTTATCTGAGGCTACAGAAATTCCAGCGGACCAAATTAATATAGATGACGGAATACCTGGCCTCAAGAGACTCAGGACAGGGTTTTTACGTGATGATGCACAGATATATAATTATCTAAGTGATATTTATGCCAGAGATGGTGGAGATATACGTAAGGTATCCATGGATTATGGAGCTGAATTCTTAGTTCAACATCCAAAGTTAACTGGCGGTCAATACATATTAGCGGATGAATACGGAGTAAGCCTTAAGGACGTATTAGACGTAACCAGAGAAATAGCCACCACGGGAGCAGAGATAGGCGCTGGTGTATTCGGACCTGGAAAAGTTTCGGTTCCACTTACAGCACTTAAAACTGGAGTTAGTAATGCAGTTACAAACTTAGCCATAGATACAATTTTGGGAACTCCTGACGC